GTTTGCGATCACCCCCGATAGATTTGGCGGGAGGGACCCGTGAGATCCCTTGCGGCGCAGTCGATCTGGGCGATCCCTTCAATGAGCCCATAACGCTGCCGTGATAGCCGCCTACTTGGCGCTGGCGACAGCCCGCTCCAGGCTGGTGCGCAGGTAGCGACCGAAGCGCCGCTCAGCCACCTTGGTGCCGATCTCAACGATCGGGAAGATCGGCCGATAGGTGGCGGAGGGCACTGCAACGAACAGGGGCACGAGCCTGCCCTTGGTGCCGCGCTGGTAGACGCCGGGTGGGCGGCTGCTGCCATTGGGCGTGCCAACGAACACGCCACCACGGCCTGGCTTACCGATCTGCGCTGAGATGCGCCTGAGAGCGGCTAGAGAGACGTTCCCCTGTGCGTTGCGCCTCAACACCGCAGGGATGAGCTTGGAGCCCTCAGGGAGGCTTCCAGCGGCCTCTCCGAGGAACTTGGCCTCGAATGGCTTGGTGCCACGTCTGCCGCCTGTGATGTTGGCGCGCAGGTATGGCTCACGCTTGGCTTCAGGGAACACGGTGACCACAAGGCTGCGCTTGTTGGCCTTCTCCACGCGCCATGCGTTCTGGATGAACGGGGTGGGCTTGTCGAAGTAGGTGCGTGATGCGCCCTTCAGTGCAGTGCGTGCGTCAAAGCCCACGCTGTTGAGCGCCTGAGCAATGGCAAAGGGGAGCTGATTGGTCATGGTGTCGGTCCACCTGATGGCCTTGGGCAGCTCTGACTTGATGTCGAGGGTGAGGGTTGCCATGCGCCAAGGGTAGGGGCGGCAGCCTGACCCCTACCAGTGAAAAGGCGTGAGTTAGCCGGAACCGATCTTTCGATTCAGCTGATTGAACTTGGCGTCGCACACGCCACGGCGTTCGCACCATTGCACGTGAAAGCCTCCTCCGTGCTTGATGAATGACCAGCCATCACGGTCCCGGTGGATCAATTCGCCAACGTTGTGCTGGCCAAGGATGCCGCTAATGGCATAGCCCATGCCGGCTTGAAATTGCTGCTGGTCAGTGAGGGGATCGTTAGCGACCCATTCGCCTAGGAAACCGTCATCGACAAAGCGGTGCGCTGTCCATTCACGGGCATCACGCCAGGCACGAACCTGCTCAAAGCCAGGGCAGTAGAAGATCGGAAGGCCAGTGCCAAAGCCTTTCCAGTCCACCACCGTGTAGTCAAGGCACTGTCGGATGACGCGGCTGCTGTCACCTCGGCCCTTGGCTGTTGATCGCTTGAACTCAATGCCAAGGGCAATGTCTTGGCGAGCCCATTGCGAGGGGTCACGCGGAACAGCGATGGCGTCGATTCTGAGGCGTTTGCCGGAAGGGTGCAGCCCTGTGACTTCGCGGTGGATGTGGAAGTGAGGCTCAAGGCACGGGATGACCTGCTCAGGCAGGCCGCCGTCGGGAAGTGATGGCACGTCCGGTGAGAGCGGAGTGAAGGCCCCAGCGTACTGGTTTCGGCGTGAGCCGAGGTGAGACTGAACCTGTTCCTAGTTCCCACCGTTCCCATCTCCCTTACAGAGTTTCCCTTTCCCCTGTACCCCCCCCCTACCTACTCTTTCTATTACATCCATTACTTAAGTAGGAACATGGGAACAATAGGAACAACGGTGTGCACAGCTGGGTTCTCGGTGTTCCCACCCAGTCGCCGCAGGTGGGAACAGAAGGCCAGTCTCAAGGTGAGACTCACGAGACTTGCCTGTCTCGAAAGTAGACCCATTTGAGAACGCCAGCGAGTCGCTGGCGTCTGCGTTGGTAGCCCAAGTCCCGCAGGATGCTTGCCACCTGCATCTGATCTGAGCGGGTCTGCCGCTCCACCGGCTTGAGAATGGCTTCAGCCAGCAGCACGTCAGTGGTGATCTCCTTGCGGGCGTTGAGGGGCGCGATAAGCCATGCCTCAATCGGCGTGCGCCATGGCGACTCCACCAGATAGTTCTCGTTCTGCTCAGCCACCTGCGCCTCTTGCTCAGCGGTCAGAACGCTGGGCTCACCATTGCGGTAGGCGGCTACAGCAGCGCTCCAGATTGCGTCACGCTCCTTGAGTAAGGATGAAACGTCAATGGGCTTGGCAAGCGTGCAGGTGACAGGGATCACCCAAAAGCGCCGGTTGCCGGTCTCGTCCACCAAAAAGCCGCTGTCACGATTGGTGGAGCCGACGATGATGCAACGGCGTGGGAAGGCTTCAGTGGCCTTGCCGTAGGGCACGCGGAACATGTCCGTGGACTGGCTCAGGAACGCCTTGACTTGGCCGGCGTGCTTTTTGCTTGTGAGGTGATCCAGCTCAGCCCACTCCATGATCCAAGAGCGGTGCAGCACCATCAGGTCATCCTTTGAGCTGATGTCACGTAGGGCATCGGAGAAGAACTCGCCGCCGATAGCTGCCCAGAACGATGACTTGCGGGCGCCTTGCTCACCCATCAGCACGGTGGCGTTGTCGTGCTTGCTGCCTGGCTCATAGACGCGCCGTACTGCGCCGATGAGGGTGCAGCGGATCATGTCGTCGTAGAGGGTGGGCTCTTTCAGTTCTGCATCAGCTGGGCGCAGGTACGTGGACGCCAGTCGATCGATGTAGGTGGGTTGGATGTGAGCTGCGACGTGATCGAGGTAGTTCTTGATGGGGTCGTATGGGTTGGCCTTGGCGATCTTGACTAAACAGTCGAGAGCCACTTCCTTGGAGATTTTCCCGCCAGCTTCAGCGATCTCTAGGTAATAGTGCTCAGCGCCTTCTAGGACTTTGCCGTTCCGCTCGATCTGTTGCGTGAATACGTTGTAGCGAAGGTTATTGGCCTCTCTGAGCTGTTGCAGCAGCTCATCGGCTTCAAGCTTTGTGAGGCGACGGCCGGATGGCTCAAGGGCCCTAGTGGGGTTGTCGGCTGTGACATTGGGAACAACGCGAGCGGGCCGCCAGCCGTGATCACGGGCGACGTACCAGAAGGTGCCAGCTGTGATCGAGCTGTAGCTGCTGCGGGCGACCTGTTCGGCTTCTGCGAAATCAGGACTGTGGCGGCGCATCATGCCAATCGCCTGATCATCAGAGCCACCAGCGTCTCGAACGGCCTCGATGAGACCCCACATGAGATTCCGGAAGAAAGGGTATTGGCCTTTCTTTGGCACGGCGGATGGGATGCAATTCAGCGCGTCTTGAATGTCGCTGAGTGTGTGTGGCTTGTAATCAGTGAACTGGCGCGCTTGTACGAGCTTGGTGTGTGTCGGTTCATCGGGCAAGCAAGCCTCTAGCTGTTCGGGGCTGTAGTAGATGTCTGATTGGTGAACGATGCAGACCTGCTCGCCAACGGTGCCATCAGGGCCGATGTGAAACGTGCCAGGCAGCCGCATGACACGCGAGGGGTTTTTCAGCGTGCGATCTGCGTCAGCATGTTCAAGGAGGCGCTTTTGCAGAGAGCGCCACACATCAGGGGCAATCGGCTGTGAGAGTACCCAGTAGGAGTGAATGGACTTGCCGCCGGTGTCCACCTGCATGGTGGGTTCTGGCAGACCAAGCTCCTGCCATGCGGTGACCTGCCAGTCTTTGGGGCGATCATCCCATTCGCAGAACAAGGCGCGGCAAGCGGTGATTTCTGAATCGTTGTCGCCTCCGTCATTGATGACGACATAAACGCCGCGGCCTTCTGCTTGCCAGTCTTCTACGGTCGATCGTGATGGATCAGCCTTGCGGCCAGAATCACCAGCCTTGAAAGGGTGACCTGACGGATAGAAAGCGCGAAGTCTGATGGCGTTCTTGGGCTTTTGCAAGACCTGGAAGAACTGACGTGCCGCGTCGAAATCAATGCTTTTCTGTAGTGTTGTCATGCTTGCAGGTGAGAGCTGTGAGCCGCGGCCGGGGTGTGTCCAGCACCGCCGGCCAACCTTTTTGTGGCTTGAGCATTATGGGGTGCCTTCCAGAATTGTGACGGCATCTGAAACAGACCGCGCCACCCCCGCCACCCCACCAGCCGTGCGCACGGCCTGCAGCCAGTGCTGCTGAGCAGGCGCCAGCCGGCCTGTGGGTGTCTTCACCTCAATACTGGTGAACACGGCTATGCGCTGGCCGACCATCTCAGGAGTGACCACCACGGTGCGCCAGCCGATCAGATCAGCAGAGCCGCGGGCTAGGCCGAAGGTGACCAGCCGGCCGGTGCGTGGATCGGGGAGGCTGCCGACCTGATTGCGGAACAATCTCAGATCAGATCGCGTGCCAACGGCTAGGCGGATTTGCTGTTGGAGGGTGGTCTCAGCGTTGGCCACGGGCGAAGTAAACGTGCTTCGCCCATCCAACTGGATTCTTCATGCCTCTGGCTTGCCCGACAGCAATGAGCTGTTGCAGGGTGCGTGCTTGCCGGCGCTCATCAGTGCGTTGGCGCACTTCCTCGCGCTTGAGCTCACGCAGCTCGCCTGCCAGCTCGCGAATCACGCGTGATTTGATCGGCACACAGCCTGCCCCACACACCGGACAGATCGGCGCGGGTTTGAATGCTGCGAAGCACTCCGGGCATGTACGTACAGATGGCGCTGGTGTGCCTTTGCTGCGACGCATACGGTCATCAAGTGACCAGTCGCGCGGATCATCGGGGAATCCGTGGCGGGTGACGTTGCCGACGTGATCGAGAATCACGGCGTGCTCCTTGCCAGGCGCTGGACGCAGCACACGACCGACCTGCTGCAGGTAGAGGCCCAGTGATTGAGTGGGCCTGAGCAGGATGGCGCAACTGGCGGCTGGCACGTCGAATCCTTCGCTGACCACGTCGACGGTGACGAGAACGCGGATGCGATGCGCGGCAAAGTCGGCCACCACCTGCTCGCGGTCTGGAGTATTGCCTAGCAGCAGCTCCGCGCTAATACCTGCCGTCTTAAATGCGTCGCACACTGAGACGGCATGGTTGACATTGCAGCAGAAGGCGATGGCCTGCTGCCCTGCTGCCAGGCGCTGGTAGTGGCTGATGGCATCGCCGGTCACCGTGGGCCGATCCATAGCGGCCGCGGCCTGATCGTTGGCGTAATCACCACCACGGCTGCGGATGCCCTGCAGATCAGCGACCACTGGTGGCGCGTAGATCCGTGCGGGCGAGAGGTAGCCAGTGAAGATCAGATCGGCAACGCTGGGGCCGAGCACCATGGTGTCGAAGGTCCCGCGCAACCCGCAACCATCGAGACGGCATGGCGTGGCGGTGACACCAAGCCGGTAGGCATCGGGCCAATGATCGAGGATGCGCGCCCACTGCCCTGCAGTGGCGTGGTGGGCTTCATCAATGATGATCAGAGTCGGCTGCCAGTCCAACCGGCTGAGCCGGCGCGCGAGTGTTTGGACGGATGCGATCTGCACTGTGTGATCGGATGGCGGAATGCCTGCGGCGATGATGCCGTGATCAAGTCCAACCCATGCGAGCTTGCTGCTGGTCTGATGGATCAGCTCACGGCGATGCACCAGTATCAGGACGTGGCGGCCACGTGCTGCGGCATTGGCTGAGATCGCGGCAATGATGCAGGTTTTGCCGCCGCCGGTTGGTAGGACCAGCAGCGGTGCATGGGCGCCCGACTGATAAGCCGAGCGCAGATCATCAATGGCGCGGTCTTGATAAGACCTCAGTTGCATGGCAGCAGCTCCGCCTGCTTTGCCGCTTGTGCATTGGTCAGGTTCTTGATAGCGCAGTTGAAGTAGCTGGGCTTCAGTTCAAAGCCAACGAAACGGCGATCCATCTCAAGGCTGACGTAGCCTTCGCTGCCGATACCAGCGAATGGACTGAGCACGAGATCGCCAGGGTTGCTCCATAGCTGCAGGCCGCGGCGGATCACCTCGAGTTGCAGCGGGCAGATGTGGCGTTCATCCTCATTGGCGCGTGCGCTGCGGTATTGCAGCGTGTCTGATGGATTGATGTCCATCCATACGGGGCTGGCGTAGCGCTGCCAGATGTTGATCGAGTCCTTGATCGGATCGCCGCTTTTGGCTGGCGGGTTTTCACCGGCAAACTCAGTGAACGGGCCAGCTACCGGCTCTGGGTTGTCGCCCAGCTTGCGCACGGTCACCAGGTAGTCAGGGATGCCCTGGCGGCTGAGCGCAGAGTCCTTACGCACTTGCTTGTGCAGCAAACCGATTGCTTTGGTGCGCTGCATTGCGGTGACGGGATCCTTCCAGATGCACACCTCGCTATGGAACACGAATCCAGCAGCCTGGAAGATGCGCAGCATGTCACCGCGGAAGTCTTTCACGCCGATGAAGCCATCGCGTTCTTTGCTGCTGGGCAGATTCATGCAATGGAAACTGATCAGCCGGCCGGGCATCATCACGCGGTGCAGCTCACTGGCAAGGAATGCGAAGTGATCGAAGAACTCCTGCTCGGTGCGGCTGTTGCCCATATCGCGGTCGCTGTTGGAGTAGGTGTAGAGCGACGCGAACGGCGGGCTGAAAATGCTGTAGTGGATCGAATCAGAGTCCAGCTGGCGGATGCTCTCCACGCAGTCGCCCATGTACAGATCCCAGTTGTCGCCAGTCTTGTGCTCAGTGATGTGTGGAGCGACTTGGCGCTGGATCTTCTTGAGTTGTTGCATTGTGGATTGCTTCATGATGGTGACCATTGATTCGGCCATGGCGATGCTGTCCGCTTCTTTGCGGCGGATGTTGTCGATCACGCGACCTTCTGCCACGTCGTAGATGATGTGAGCATTGACGGGTTGCTGTTGGCCGAAGCGCCAGCAGCGGCGGATGGCTTGATAGAACGCCTCGTAGCTGTGTGACAGACCAACGAAGGCGACGTTGTGGCAGCCCTGAAAGTTCAGACCAAAGCCAAAGATGCTGGGCTTGCTGACCATCACGCGGATGTTGCCATCTTGGAAGTCGATGGCGGCTTGCTGCTTGTGATCATCTGAATCGGAACCACTGACCTCGACTGCGCCATGGATGGCAGCAGTGAGCGCCTTGGATTCATCATTCAGGTCACACCAGATCAGCCACTGCTCGGTGCTGTTGTTGGCCAGGGTGGCTGCTGCTGCAACGCGCAGATCGAGCGATGCCTTGCGTACCTGCCGCTGATCGCTCAGCGTGCGGGCCTCCATGGCGAATAGTGCCATCTGGCCAGCGTCATCAGTTGCGGCATCACGTGGCGTCTCAACTGTGCAGTCATTGATCTGCAGCGCCGGCAGGATGAAGCTGCCATCGTCGTAGCCAAGATCTGACGGCTTGCGGATCGTGACCGCCCAGCTGCAGACCCACTCCCAGAACTTGGATTGCGCATGACCCTTGAGCCGCCACTTAGCGGTATCGCCGCCGTCATGCACAAAGAACATGGCCAGCATCTCGGTGCGGGTCATCACGCCGATGAACTCGGCATGGTTGCCGAGCTCCATGTGGTCGTTCGGTGCTGGTGTGGCTGAACAGGCCAGACGGAATGGCGTCTGCGCGAAGGACTCGATGATCTGATTTCGGATCTTGCCGGTGTATGCCTTGAGGATGCTGGACTCATCCAGCACCACGCCTTGGAAGCTGCCGGAGTCGAAGTGGCTCAGCTTCTCGTAGTTGGTGATCGTGATGCCGGGCTTGACCTCAGCTTGCGTGGCAGCGAACGCGCATGGGATGCCGAACTTGCTGCCTTCGCGCACGGTTTGATGTGCAACGGCAAGGGGTGCCAACACCAGCACGTTGCCTTTGGTGTGCCGGCAGACCTGTGATGCCCATTCGAGCTGCATGGCGGTTTTGCCCATGCCGCAGTCGGCCCAGATGCAGAACCTGCCAACACGGCAGGCCATGGTCACGATGTCCCGCTGAAAGGGGAACAGCGGCGCGGTGAAGGATGCCGGATCAAATCCTGCTGGTGGGCAGGCTGTGGATTTTGAAGCCAGAAAGTCTGAGTAGGTCATAGGCGGAGGAATGAGCTGGGTGTCCCAGCGCTCGGCACAGTAGCGCAGCCTGCCGCAACTGCTAGTATTTGGCCGCAACTGCACGCAACTATGGACAACACCGCGTATCACGCGCATCCGGCCGTCTCAAAGTCTCATCTGGATCTCATCGCGCGATCACCGCTGCACTACTGGTCGCGGTATCTGGATCCGAACCGCATCACGCCGGAACCATCTGCTGCCATGCGCCTTGGCACTGCGTTGCACACGCACGTGCTCGAGCTGAGCAGGTGGGATGAAGAGATCGCCGTAGCGCCTGCCATGGATCGCCGCACCAAGGCCGGCAAGGAGTCTTATGCAGCGTTCGAGGCTGCTGCTGCTGGCAAGACCGTGATCACCGCCGACGATGCCGAGGTGGTGATGGCCATGGGCCGCAGCATCATGCGCCATCCCGGTGCAGCAATGCTGCTGGGCCTGCCGGGCAAGGCAGAGACCACCCATATGTGGACGGATGCCACCTATGGGGTGGAGTGCAAGTGCCGGCCGGATTGGCTGACCGATGACGGCAGCATCATGGTGGATCTCAAGACCACCAGAGACGCCAGCCCACGCGGCTTCATGCGCAGCATCGCTGATTATCGCTACCACGTGCAGGCAGCTTGGTATCTGAACGGGGTTGAGCAGGCCACCGGCAAGCGTCCGGATCAGTTCATCTTTATCTGCGTGGAATCGATCGCGCCATATGCCGTGGCGGTCTATGCCGTTGATGAGGTGATGACTGATCGCGGCTACGAACAGGCCATGAAGGATCTAGGCAAGCTGGCCGTTTGCCGTGCTGCTGACAGCTGGCCCAGCTACAGCGATCAGATCGAGACCATCAGCCTGCCGGGTTGGATGACAGGCGCCAGTGGGGCGCAGCAGCAGCTCACCGAGATCGAGATGTACTGATGACAGAATCCACAGCACTCACCACCACTCAGCCGGGAGGATCAGTCTTCTCGGGCATCCAAGCATTCGAGGATGCGCAGCGGATCGCCAAGGCGCTCGCCAGCAGCACGCTGATTCCGCCTCAGTTCCAAGGGCAGCAGGGCTTTGCCAACTGCCTCGTCGCGCTCGAGATTGCAGGCCGCATGGGCATCAGCCCGTTTCTGGCCATGCAGCACTTGCACGTCATCCACGGCCGCCCATCGTGGAGCAGCAGCTTCATCATTGCGATGGTGAACGGCTGCGGCCGGTTCAGCCCGTTGCGGTTTGAGATGCACGGTGAAGGCGATGGCCTGGCCTGCTATGCGGTCGCCACCGATCTGGCCAGCAGCCAAGAGCTGAAAGGCCCAACTGTCACCATGGCGATGGCGAAGAAGGAAGGATGGGCCACCAAGAGCGGCAGCAAATGGCAGACCATGCCGGAGCTGATGATTCGCTACCGCGCCGCGGCCTTCTGGGGCCGTCTGTATGCGAGTGACATGCTGCTCGGTATGCAGAGCCAAGAGGAGGTGTTGGACGTGCAGCCGGTAACGGTCAGCGCAGCACCGGCAACCACAAGCGTGGCCGATTTAAATGCCAAGCTGCAGCCTGAAACAGCAGCCGCTGCAACGGATGACGATGAGATCTTCTGACTACTTAACCGCCACGCAGTTATGCGAGCGGTGGGGTGTCAGTCGTGACACGCTGCTGCGCTGGCGCAAGACCGGCAAAGGGCCTGCATACTTCCGCACGCCCGGTTTCGTGCTCTACCCCTTGGCCGAGGTGGAGCAATACGAACAGGCCAACACCATCAACCCCGGAGAGCAATGAGCTTCAAGCTGAACCTGGCGATCTTCAAGTCCACCAAGCCTGAGAGCAAGGTGGATTTCAGCGGAATGATGAGCGTGAAGGTGGAGGAGCTCGATGCGTTCTGCGCATTTGTGCTTAGCCAGACGCCAGATCAATACGGCAGCGTGCAGGTACCGATCAGCGGCTGGAAGAAGACCAGCAGCAAGGGGCTTGCCTATGTGAGCGCTGTGGCGCAACCACCAATGGGATGGGAGCTGCCGCAGGTTGCTGCTGCTGCTCAGAGCTTGGCCGCTGCCACTGATGGCGTGGTGGCGGAGGTGATGGAAGAGCCGTTCTTCTAACGACCCATCAGCTCGCACTCAAGACGAGCGATCTCGTGAACGGCCTGCTGCAGTAGCTGTTGCTGGTAGCAGGCTTGCTTGAGTAGAGCAGCAGCCATAGCGCCCGCATCCTCGCTCTTGAGCAGGGTGCGGGCTTGTTTTTCGATCTCGAACTGTTGTTCTGGCGATAGCTCGACCGCCATCCACTGACCGAAGTTCACTGTGCCATAGTGGCGGGGTACAGGTTCAGGATACCTATGGAGTGCCCACGCTGCGGTAGCGGTGAGATCAGGGCGATCGCAACCAACGGAAAGCAGCCTGACAAGGTGACCCGCCAGCGGAGGTGCGTGGATTGCCGGCATGTCTGGTACACGGTCGAGCTGCCGGTGAGCCTGGTGGCGATTGGCTGGGCGCGCACGCCGGACACGAACAAAAGCGTGCCCGTTCTGCGGGTGCCTGTGGAGTTGGCGGTCGGCGCCAACGCCGTGTGAAGAACTGTCACAGCGGTTGGCAGGATGCACCGCGGACAGGGCACAATACGGGCACGCCCAACCGGGCACCGCAACACTCCCATGCTCGCCGCAACTCTGCTGGTGATCTGGAAGCTGATCCTGCCGCTGCTGTTCGCAGTGGCAGTGATCGACTGGCTGACTGCATCAGAAACCCGCCGCGTTCGCATCTTGCGTCGCACGGGTCTCAGCCAGCGACAGATCGCCACTCGCCTCAACCTCACTCGCTACCGCGTCCGTCAGGCGCTCGCATCATGATCAACCGCATCAACAACGCCATCTGCCTGCTGATCGCTGCAGCCGTGTTCGCCATGATCGGCATTGAGTCCGGCGCACATCACAGCCCCACCCACTCCGGCACGCAGCAGGTGGTGCGGCATGACTGAGCACCCCATCACCCCACCGCCGGAGCTGGTGCAGCAGTGGGTTGCTGAAATCTGGCATGAAGGCACACCCGTGCGCGTCTCACTCAGCGATGAGCACATCGCCACCCGCGCCGCCCAATGGGGCGCAGACCAGGAGCTGGAGGCGTGCTGTGAGTGGGTCAAAAGCAAGCAGACCTATTGGGCGCATGACGAACTCCGTGCCGCCCGCCGCCCCAAGCCGCCGAGCTTGAAGGAGCAGGCGCTGGAAACGCTCAAGTATCCCAAAGATCTATGGAGTGAAGCTGAAGTGGAAACCATCCGCCGCGCCCTAGAGGCCCTGCCCGAATGACTTACGTTTCAGGCCATAGCCAAGAAATACGAGGGCTGCTTGATGCTTTGGGCATTTCGCATAAAGCCGTTACAGGAGTTCGCTTGCTTGTTGAACCCGATCAACTTGTTCGAGTTCAAGTAGAGCGGCTGGTTACTGCTGACGAGATAGGTGAGATAACAGAGTGGGTTCTCAAGCACGGCATCAAAGCGGAGCAACTCGATGACTGACTACCTCTCCCTGCGCATCAGCGCCGTCAGCGCCCGGTGCAAGTTCGGCGCCATGATCCACAACTGGTATCGCCACAACGGCTGGCAGCGCTGGACCTTGGCATCCTGGGCTGAATCAGCAGGCTTCCATGCCATCCCCTATGGCCGGATGCCTGACATCTTTGGCGGCACTGCCGGGGAACTGTCAAGGCAAGACTTCGAAGCCCTCGCTGAAGCGAACCGCCGGCTTGCTGCTAGGGACTACGGCACCTTCGCCAACTACCGGGATGCGCAGGCCATCAGCAATGCCATGCCACTGCTCCACGAGAGCGGAACATCTTGGACCGCTTCGGATTTCTGGGCCTGCTATTGCGGGCTGCTTGCACCTACTCGCCCCTTGACTCGCCATGACTGACTACCGCGCCCTGTGCGCCCGCATGGCTGACGAGCTGGATCATTACCACCAGCTCCTGATGGATGATCGCCGCGAGACTCATGCGTTGGCGGCTGAAGCCCGCGCCGCCCTGGCCCAGCCCGAGCCGCAGGGGCCGACGGATGAGGAGATTGACGACTGGCATGGCCGGTGCGCCGATCTAACCAGATTGGGCGAGGCTGACCACTACTGGGCATTTGATCTTGCGCATGATGAGGTAGCCGGCGTTGTCCGCGCCGCCTTAGCCCGCTGGGGCCGCCCCGCCATCGAGCCGGTGCCCGTCGCTGAGCGGCTGCCGGGGCCGGAGGATTGTGATGAGGAGGGGAGGTGTTGGCTGTGCGGAAAGGTTGAGGGTGACTGGAGGCTTCTGAATCCCGCCAACTCCGGGGTGCCGCAGCTCAAATACTGCTTCTCCCACTGGCTCCCCCACCACGCGCTGCCGGTGCCGCAGTGGGGGGGGCAACCATGGCTGAGCTGAGCCCCACCGCTCAACAAGTCTTCTGGGAGTTCAACCGCGCTGCTAGCGGCAAACCGGACGATTGGCACTACCTGCCTGCGATTGCCGCCGCCCTGCGAGCTGCTGCGGATCAGGTGGCATCACGCATCCCGGATGACTGCACTGCTGACGTGTTCAACCGTCAGCTCAAGATCCGCGCCGAACTCCTCGCCATCGCCGCCGAGCTGGAGGCCAACCATGACTGACCTATCCCCCGCCGCTCAGGCGGTGTACGACGCCGTGCTTGAAATCTGCCCGGCACCCGCTGACGAGATCGCCGCCGCCGCCGTGCGAGCTGCTGTTGATCAGGTGGTGCCGGCCAACGTTGACTATTTCAAAAGCCTTAACATTCGCCGCAATCTCCTTGCAATTGCTGATGGGCTTGAAGCCCAGTAGTCACCTTCACTAATCACGCCTACCCATGCCCACCAAGCTCAACTTGAAGCCATCGTTGCCGCCGCTATCACCGCCATCGGCAAACCAGACCATGACGACAAAGCGGCCTGAATACCAACCCTGTCGCCTCGTCTCCCTCTGCGGTCAATACCTCACCGTTAATGGCACCTTCTCCGCAGACCCTGCCCGCGCTCTCACCGCCGAGCGCTGGTACATCGAACGACAGCAGCAACGCATCAACACCGCCACCATCATCCTCCGCGCACTGGAGCAGCTCAATGACTGAACGCCGCTTCTACTTCCAGATCCGCAGCGCCAATGTGATCGAGTCGATCACAGCGCACACATTCACCGAAGCTGTTGCCATCGCCGCCGAGTCTTGGCTGCCGTGGTGGCACGAGATGGAATGGCTCAACACTGAAACCGAAACCCATGCCTGAAATCGTTGGCGCCATGCTGCCTTGGCAGTGGCGCGAAGAACCAACCACCAGTAAGCACGGCGACGGCATCAGCCGGCCGCGGCCCAAGACACGCACCAAAGAGTTTCGGCTGATCGTCTACCCGCAGGGTGCCCAGCCGATGACGTGGATCACGCGCGCTGAATCGAAAAAGCACGCGATCCGTTATGCACAAGCCCGCTGGCCTGGTGCCACGGTGGAGGTGGCGTGACCGACATCCGCCACCGCATCGAGCAGCTGCTCAGCGACACCAGCGCCTTCTCCGCTGGTCAGACTGAGGAGCGCCGGCGCATCCGCCAGCTGATCGACATCAGAATCGATGAGCTGCACGGCATCACCGGGATCCGCAACCGCCAGCAGCTCTGCGCTGAGCTGCTCCACATCCGCCAACTGCTTGAACCATGAACCCTGTCCAGCTTGACCAGCAACGCGCCGACATGATGGACGCGCTTTATGAACGCAGCGGCCGTACCTGCAGCACCTATACCGGACTGTGGGAGGAGTTCTGCCGTGACATTGCTGCCAACTTCCGCGACACCAGCTACCCCGAGATGCTTGCCCGTGTGGTGCGCGCCATGGATGCCACCGAGTCGGTGATGACACAGAAGCAAGCGCAGCAGGCGATCGAGGTGTGCCGCCAACAACTGCTGGGTGACAAGTGGAGGTGATCCCGCGCGGCCGGCCATTCAAGGCTGGCGAGGAAAACATCGCCGCAATCCTGACGCCGGAGCTGGTGCGCAAGCTGCGCCAGCTTCGCACCGAGGGGTGGAGTTACCGCCAGCTGGCGGCTGAGTTTGATGTTGACGAGAAGCACGCATGGCGTATCTGCAAACGCATCGCATGGAGCTGGCTCGATGAGTGACCAGATCAACCCAGACCACTACAAGCAGGGTGGCATCGAGTGCATTGATGCGATCGAAGCTGCCCTGACGCCGGAGGAGTTTCGCGGCTACTGCAAGGGCAACATCATCAAGTACACCTGGCGCGAGCGCCATAAGGGCGAGTCGGTGTCGCTGGCCAAGGCCGCTTGGTATATCCGCCGTCTACTCGGCAAACTGGAGCAATGATGCACCTGCCCGGCCTGAACCTGCTTGAGCGCGCTGCGCTGTGGGTGCTGGTGCGCAGCCCGCGAACCAGTTTGGTGGTCGTGAAGGAGATGTTCTGGCCGACCGTCTTCGTGGCGGCCAATCCAGCTGATCCGGTAGCGGCACACGTCACCGCTGGTGAGCCTGAGCCGCTGTCGATGCAGTTCGAGCGCATCTTCCATCAACCGAGTTACGGCGAAGACGAATGATCAGCCTGCACGCCGGCCGCCTGCTGCTGGTGTGCAGCCGCTCCGATCGAAACTGGCACGCGCGCATCGTGCTCGGTCCTAAGCCGGAACTACAGATCGAGACTGATACAGGCACGGTGCAGCTGCAGGAAGCGCTGCTGCGTGCGCAGTCGATCTATCGAGCCGCGGTCACCAGCTTGCGGCCAGCTGGTGGGCCGCCAATGTGTTGGGATTGTCGCTTCTGGGAGATGAACCAGCAGCGCTGCGGGTATGAGTTGCCAGAATCAAAGAGAAGCGGTGGCCGTTTTGCGGCCAGGTGTGATCTGTATGTTCGGGCCTGAAGTGATCAGCCGCACCGAGCGCGATGGCGGCAGCATCGAGACGATCATGCCCGTGAAGGGTGAGGTGTACTACCGCAGCTGCGTGGGTGGCACTTGCAGGTATTCGAGCGACCTGTGGCAGGCCGAGCTTTACCTCGACCACCTGCTCGCTCAGTGATGCTCCACGACGTGCTGATCTTGGTGGTGGAGTATTGGGTGACGTGCCTGCTTGCGCTGTGGGTGTGCAGCAGGATCCTGCCGTGATTGGGTTGGCCGGTGGCGGGTCCTCACGCGGTGCCCGCCTCACTGCAGCCGGCCGCTGCGGTACCGCCTAGATCCTCGAAAAAGGTCTAGGCCGCAAGATTAGCGCCATCCGCAAGCCACTGCGCGATCGCCCACTCACCGAGTGCAGACCAGAAGGGCTGCTCCCGATACCAGCTGATCCATTCTTTATGGCCCTTCTGGCTGTTGCACATCAAGCAGCAGCTGACCAGGTTCGCGCGCACGGTGAGGCCGCCGTGAACCTTGGGCACCACGTGGTCAAGCGTGGGGCTGCGGCCCAGCGGATCGTTGCAGTAGGCGCAACGGTAGTTCCATGCGAGGTGGATCTGATCACGCGCCGATCGCCGGGTGACGAGGCGCGTCTCATCAATGTGGTGCTGATCCACAGAGGTCCGGCGGCAGGGGGACAGCGTTCACCTCGATGTCGATGATGTCGTCATCGGGGGGGGATGAACTCGGCCAGCTGGCTGTAGATGTCGGCTGGCAGGTCGTCGGGGTCGGTGTCGGATCGGATGATGAGCTTGGCGGAGATTTCCAGGTAGAACGCCCGCATGGGCTGGCCGCCGCTTGGCACACGGTAGCGACGAGAACAGTGACAGGCACTGTGACGGATTGTGAACGGGCTGCCCGATCAGCGCAGTGTGCCCCGTTGGCGGGGTATAGTTATCTCATCAACGCACCGGACCGATGACCATCACAACCGCCACTCGCCAGACCCGCGCCGACATCCCTGCCACTTGGCAGCTCAAAGGCGTCCTGGCCCGCCACTGCGGCCTTCGCCAGCCTGAGCGCTTTGCTTTCTACGCCATGCCTGACGGCCGCGTTGCCGAGGTCATGTTCCACCCCATGAACGGCGCTGACGATCTGTTCTTCAGGATTGACACCGCCGCTGGCCAACGCGACCGCTGGAACGAACTGCTTGAGGGTGAAGCGCACCGTGAAGGCCGCTACGCCAAGGCACAACGGGTCGCCTGACCCTCACCGGGCCGCTCCGGCGGCCCTACTCTCACCACCATGCAATACATCCTCCGCATCGGTCCGTGGCACGTCGGGCCGTTCGCCACCCACATCGGTGCGCAGCACTTCGCTGAAAGCCACGGCTGTGATGATTACACCCTCATCCCGCTCGATGATCCGGCTGAGGCGCCCGGCAGGATCCACCGGATGCGGATGGCACCGCTGAGGCATCCGATGCGCAAATAAAAAGCCCCGGCTGACTAGACCGAGGCTGCGTTCTCACCGGATTTCTCCTCCGTCAGGTTAGCCCTTGCTGGCGGTCACTGCCAAGTCGCCGTTATAGCGGCCAGTCACCGCATAGCTGCGACCGGGAATGCCTTCCATCTTGTGGAACACCATCTGGCCGATCTTCATGCCGGGCCAGATTGCCACCGGGTGCATTCTCCGTGCGTTGCTCAGCTCCAGCGTCAGCCGGCTGCCATGCCACCCTGGATCACAAAATCCGGCCAGTAGATGCTCGATGCCCTCGCGTGCGCGGCTGGACTTGAGCACGAACTGCGCAGCGATGCAGTCCGGCAGGTTGAAGATCTCGCGGGTTTCCGCCAAGCAGAACTCACCCGGCTGCAGCAGGTACGGATTCTCTGCGGTGTGGCCGCTGATGCCGTGGATCTGCAGCTGCGGTGTCTCGGCCACCTCGATCATGATGCGATCGCCCAGCAGCACATCGATGCTGGCGGGGTTGACCAGAGCAGGATCGAACGGCACCACCATTGCGTGGCGTTTGCACAGGTCGTGGATCTCGTAGTCAGGCAAAGGAGCCATCAGGCTTGGTCAGTAATCCCAACGGACCCTAGGGCTGCCCTTGCGGATGCCGCAATGCACGAAACCTTTAGGTGCGCCGTAGCCGAGCGAGTACGGCCAGTTCTGATCACACCAGTCCTGCACGGCATTGATGTCGGCGCCATCAACGTAGAAGTCCACCGCACCCACGCCAATGCCGGCATAAAGGTGCTCTGAGCTGCTGGCGCCACCGACCAGCTTGTTGATCGCTGCTGGCCGATAGCCCGAGGTGATCACCACCGGCCGACCACCGAACTGCGCGCGCACCTTCTCCAAGAACTGCGCCAGCTTCAGCGCTGTATCGCACTGGTGCTGATGATCGAAGCGCCGAGCCTCTTGGTTAAGCGCGAACTCGCCGTAAGTGATGTGCGGTGTGACCTTGAAGCTGAAGGGCGACTCTGGGGTGAACATCGCTGAGATCGGCCCAGTGGTCTGCCGCTCACGGCCCCATAGGTCGCCTTCTGCAATCCGGCGCCGCTTCAGGCCGGCCTCAAATGCAGTGCCGGGGTTGCGGTACAGGAGCATGGCATCGGGCACACCTGCCCAGTCCTTCTCGCGCAACCGCTTGCTGATCGTCTCGAATCCCTTGGCGCCGTAGAACCCTGAGCCGAGGTTGTAGGCAAAGGAGATCAGCGCCGATTTCTGCGCATCGGTCATCTCCACCCAGAAGGGGATGGTGGCGCGCAGCTTGGCAGCGATGCGATCGACTTCCTGCCGCAGCAGCATGTCCGCTTCAACGCGGTTGATCTTGTCGCCAGACTGCACGGGCCGGCCATCGCCGTAGCGCGTTGTCCCCCAGCCGATTGTCCACACACCAGCTGGACACTTGTAGGCATCGAGGTGGCAGCCCTCGAAATCTTGGATGAGCTTTAGTGCCTGGCCAAGGTCCGCCTGCTTGCCGTCCTGGCTCCATGTGTTGAACCATGCGCGATCACGGCGCATTGCTGCGGCGTAGCCGTTGACCGCTAGATCCTGCTCTAGCTGCTGGATGGCAGCAGCCTGATGCGGCAGCCCGCGATAGTACCGAAACAGCTGCTCCAGCGTGATCGGCGCAGGGTTGGCCATGATCAGCCTTTGCGCTTTGGGAAGGCCATCCGAGCAGCAGTCAGCAGCAGCTGGATCCAGCTGTTGGACTTGAGAGGCGTCAGGGCGATGATCTCGCTGCCGGCCGCGATCACGATGGCGATCACGGCAATGGTTTCGGGGTTCATGGCATCCATGCTTGTTCCCTCAGGTTAGTTCTGCATTTCAAGCGCACGCACGCGCTTGTCGAGATCTGCCAATTCTGAGCGCGCGTCAGTCTTCAGCTCCTCGACTGACTTGGCCATCTGCACGAGTGTGGCCTCGATGCGTGCGGACTGCACCTGCATCGAGATGAGGAGCGCCCCGATGGCTACCAGGCCAGCAGCGATTGCAGCGGGGAGGGACGCTGCAAAAACACCGGCGATGGATTTGGGATCGTCCGACATCGGGGCGCCCAGTCTCAACCACATCGTAACGGGCCAAAGTGGCCACACCCTTGCGGTATCGGCAAGCGTGAGTTAGCGGCCCTGTCCCCGCAAAGGCTTGCGACCTCTGCGACGTGGCCGCGAATGTTGGCCGAATCCTTGGCGTGTGGTCTTAGGTGGGCCTGGTTGGTGATCGATCCGTGCAGTGCCTGTCTTGCTGCGTACTGCCATCACTCAACAGGCTGATTGGGATCTGCCGGCCATGCGGGGTAATCGGCGCCGGTGATGTAGGCAGCCAGCTCCTCGGTGGTGGTAGTGGCCTCGATGGCGTCGATCTTGACACCGGTTGCGGTGCGGATGGCTTCACGCCAGGTGCGCCATTCAGTGGGCACAGGTGTGGCGTTGTCGGTTTCGCGGATCACCAGCCAGTCGCTTGGGGCGAGCAGTGTGCCGGCGGTGGTGCGTGTCTGCTGGCTCCACTGCTCCACCAGCTGGGTGTGGTCTTTGGGGTTGTTCGGCCCCCAGTAGAAGCGCTGATCGTATGGCGCAGGATCTGGCACTTCAGAGATGCCGATCGCTGCACGCTCCTCAAAGGTGGATAGGCGCAACCAGCTGGCGGGGTACTGGATGTCGTTGAGCGTGAACGCCACGTCCGGTGAGATGGGGCGGCCGTCGGGGAGGATGAACATGGCGATCAGGTCCGTAGTTGAAGGTTAGCGGGCTCGGGAATACTGGAAGGCAGCCTCACTGAAAGCCGCATATACATAGGTGCCACTTGATGCGTTCACTGATGCGTCGGTGCTGCGCAGTTTGAAGCCATTGCTGAGGATGTCAGCTAGATCTGTGGTGCCTTCTGCATCAGCGAGGTTGGGATAGAGGGGGTCGTTATCGACGTTGTAGCCCTCTCGCGCAGTGTCGATAATTGTCCAGTTGCTTGTGGTGTCCGTGCGTTTGATCATGATCCAGCGGCTACGCATTCCGGTGTACACGAAGCTGCCATCCGCGCTGCCGTTGCCGGTGTAGCTGCCGAAGGCGCTGTAGCCCGCGACTGGGGCGAAGCAGTAGGCGACGTAGGTCGCAGTGCTTGTATTTACATCAGCGTTGGTGCCGATACTAAACACAGTACTGGTCGGCGCAGTGTCATTCCAGTAAGTGTTGTCATCCGCCGTGGCTGCCGTGGAGTTGAGCAGTAAGTAGTCAGTCTTTGGATCACTGGTATTAGCTGCGTGATACACAGCCCAATCATTTGCGGCGCTTCGACACTTGACGATAATTAAACTTGGTGCAACACCAAGCCCATGTCCCACAGTGGCATTGGCACCCGTTCCGGTGTAAGTGGCCACCGAAAACCCCGCACTGGCGTTAGCCCTGACACTGGACGTGATGGTGCCTGCGGTGTTGCTGACGGTGGAGCTGCCGGCGTCCCAGGTCCAAGCGGCGTAGGTGGCGCTGCTGGTGTTGACCTGCGCCAGTGTGCCGAGTGTGAAGCCTGCGGAGTTGAACGCTGTCAGTCCGTTGTCGCTGGTAACTTCTGCATCGGTGGTGTTTGACTCAAGCCGTGCCTGTGCGCCACGCACTGCGTCGTACAGCGTGTTGTCGGTAGCGGCAGAGCGTGACTTGATCCACACCAGATCGGGGCTGAAACCGAGCGAACTGGTGGGTGTCAGCGTGGAGCCGGTGCCGGTGTAGAGAACCACATCCATCACCGTGCTGGGCTTGACGATGGTGGGCGCGGGGAGGTTAGCGGTGCAGAGCGCCTTGAAGCCGCTGGGGGCGGTGTAGGCGAAGGGGCGCTGGCCGGAATTAAATTCAAACTTGCCGGTGCTGTAAGGCGAACAGGCAAAAGTGTAACTACCACTAATACCTGTGAAGGCAGCATTAGTACCAGCAGCGGGATTGCCGCTTGCATACCATGTTCCGTTTTTGCCGAACCAGACTTTTCCGTTATCAAGGTCTAAAGCGACATTCAAAACATCACCAACAGCCCAACTTGTCCCGTAACTGGTAAATACATTGTTGTTAATCTTTCGCCCATCAGAGTAGATGCCATAAGAGTCTGCTGTTCTGCCGATATACCTGTTGCCGCTGCTAAGTGGCACAAAGGTATCTGCCGCGATACCAATGACTTGATCTGTCGCTGTTACTTGTTGCGTGAACTCTGCATACCATTTACCAGAGGACGCAAAGACTGTGCCTGTTACGGCTTGGAAGGCTGCAGTGTTAGCCGTTACTTCTAGATTTCCGTTTCCGAGTGTTGCGCTCGTGGCGGGGTTGTTTAAGGGGTTGAATGTCGCATAATTCCCCCTGACCTCACCCCCCACGCCCGTATCGGTCTGGCTGCCGTTGACGGGTACGTCGATGAGGCTGTCGTTGCCTGCACCAGCGGTGACGCTGAGGTTCGTCGGGGTCCAGTTGTTGCCGTTGCCGCTGGTGTCTTTACCGAGTGCAGCAGCCGTGGCAGCGGAGTTGTCCGCGAAATCGAGTTTGAAGCCGTTGGTGCCGTAGCTACCGGTAAACGCCTTAGGCATCCACACGCCGGTGGTGGCGGAGAACTCACCGAAGCTGGTGGGGTCTAGCGCTTGGCCGTCCACCAGATGCACATCGGCTAGGTAGCCGGAGAAGTAGCTAGCGCTGATTAAGTTGTCGGCTCCTATGTAGTGAACGTTTGTGTTGTTGACAAAAGTATCGTAATTCTGCGTAGGATACGTGGCTACCGTAAATTGGGTTTGCTGCACCCCATTGACGTATATCTTTACTCTGTTCGAGGCGGTGGCTTGTGTTGTGTCAACACTAAGGACGATGTGATACCAAGCAGAGTAATCCCTAAAAACTGCGGTTGTTCTTATTGATCCGCCTCCGCCGTTTGCAAAGAAAACGTACAAAACGTCCGCATATGGTGCGTCATCGCTAAAGCGCAATACGTCTCTTGTTCCGCTTACGGCGTTAAATAAAGTCGGGTAAGTTCCGCCACTTCTCTTCACCCACCCCGCCCAGGTCCAGGTGCGGCGGTTACCGGCTGATGCGGGGGTGCGGCTGAGGTAAGCCGAATCCGCCGAGTTAAACCGCAGGCTGCGGCTGATGGTGTAGCCGCCGCCGCCCGCAGCATCAGCAGCCAGAAGCAGTTCGTTGACGTTGCCGGGAACGGTCATCAGCTAAAAGCCTTCAGGAGACGGCAGAGAATCGAGCCGGTGGTGCGCACTGTGTAGACCAGCGCATCCACTGAGTTGGCAGCAGTGCTCAGGGTCGGCGCAGTGCCACCCTCAAAGTCATACTGCGACCCATAGGCCAGTGTTCGTGATCCGGTGCCGTCCTGCACGATGTAGATCACGCCGCTCTGACCTGCTGTGAGGTTAGTCGGGTTTGCCAATGTGCGGTTACCGCCAAGCGTGACGGTGTAGTTGTTGGCTGCGGCAAAGTCCGGCGTGATCGTGGCACCATCGGTCAGCGTTGTGATCGCGCCGCGCTGCGCTGCGGTGAAGCTCTGAGCAGTCGCCAGCGCTGCATAGCCTGAGATCGTCTGACCAGCGGCGAAGGTGATCGTGCCAGTCATCGTGCCGCCAGACTTCGCCAGCGCCGCATTAGCCAAGTCGTAGGTGGTCTTCACCGCATTGGGTGTCGCCGCCGTGGTGGTGCTGGTGCTGCTGGTCGAATCCGTCAGCTGCAGTTTGCCTGCGGTGCTGGTGCTGCCGCTCACCACTGTGGTGACGCCAGCATTGCTGATCGTCACATCACCGCTCATAGCCACGCTGGCCGCGGCATTGCTGCCGTTACCGACCAGGATGTGCCCGCTGGTCAGTGCTGCCAGCTTGCTGAAGCTGATCGCTGCACCAGCTGCAATGTCTGCATCAACGATCGCGCCGGACAGCACCACCGTGCCCGATGCGTCCGGGAAGGTGATGGTGCGGTCAGCGGTTGGATCCACCACCGCCAGATAGGTTTTGTAGGCGTTGCCAGTGCTGCCCTCAAAACCGATCGAGCCGGCAGTGCCGACTAGCACAGCGCCGGTGATAGTGCCGCCAGCCTTGGGTAGCTTCTCGTCATCCAGCTCCTGCAGCGCAGCCTGGACGTTGGTGGCTGCGATCGCGCCGTAAGGCGTGAAGGTGATGTTGCTGGCGATCTGACCGCCGATGCCGCTCGACACGTCGATCAGGTCCCAGGTTGCCCCGTTGGACAGGATCATGTCGGGTGGCGCCAGCGCTTCAGCCGGTGCGTTGCCGGTGCCCGTGCCAGCGTCACCCACCACCACGTAATAGCGGTTGTTGGTTGTGCTGGCGGACGGCAATGCAGCGCCGACCACGAGGCCAGCAGCGGAGCCGGCGGAGGTCACCGATGAGACCTGGTTCACGCTGGCGTCATAGGTGCCGCCGTAGACCAGCTCACCCGAGGTGATCGTGACCGGCAGCCATGCAGAGCCCGACCAGATGTAAAGGTCGCCGTTCAGCTCATCCCAGAAATACTGGCCCTTGAACTCAGCCACCGGGAAGCTGACCACGCCGGCGGTGCTGCCTGCACCACCGAACTGCACGGTTGATGCATTGCCGAGCTTGGCGCCGGTGATGCTGTTGCTGCCAAGCAAGCTGACCGACAGCGTGCCGGTGGTGATTTTGCTGGCTGGCAGGTTGGGGATGTCAGCCTCAACTAGGTTGGCGCCGGCGGTGACGTGGCCCTGTGCGTCGTATGTGATCTTGGTCGCCGTGGCGCCGGTCACCGCACTGGTGTGGTTCAGGTCACCATCGGCCGTGACGCTCAGGCCGGTGCCGGGGCGCACGGAGCCGACAGCGCCGGAGGTGGCGACAGGGATGTCAGCGCTGGTGATGGCGCGGCCAGCGGTGATCAGACCTTTGGCGTCATAGGTCACCACCTGATAGGACGCGCTGGCGGTTACATCGTTGTTGATCTCGATGCGGTTGCCATCCATGCGGAGGCCCTCGCCGTTGACCTGCACGGCGCCGATCGCGCTGGTGGTGGCCAGCGGCAGGTCAGTGGCGGCAATGGTGCGCAGCTCAACAGCACCAGCGCCGGAGGTGGGGCCAGCCAAGAATTGTCCGGCTGCGGTGCTGGCGTCCAGCGTTGCCGAGACGGTGACCGTATCGCCGGCGGTGACCACCACCACGTTGACCGGGCCGGTGGTGCTGCCCAGCACGGTGTTGATCGAGCCGGCAGCCTTCAGGCCGATCCAGGTGCTGCCGCCCCAGAGGTAGAGCTTGTTGTCGTCGGTATCGAGCGCCAGCTGGCCCACATAGTCACCAGCGGCCGGCAGCGTGCCGAGCAGCTGGCAGGTCGAACCATCAGCCAGCTTGATGCCGGTGACTGCATCAGAGGCGATCTGCGTGGCGCTGATGCCGCCAGTAGCAATGCGATCGCCAGCGATGCCGCCAGCGTTGAATAGGATCTTGGCGCCGGGAATCGTGGCGTCTGCAATCAGGGTGACGCCATAACCAATGGCATCGCTGATCGTCAGCTTCTTAGTTTCGGATGCGCTGATGTCCGCAACCGGCAGCAGGTCACCAGCTGCTAGGTCGGCACCGGCTAGGGCCGCTAGTTCCGAAATCTTGAGATCAGCCATGGCGCCTAGTGCCTCCTCAGCAGTTTAGGTAATGCGATCACGCGCAGCCAGGAAGGATGCGGCATCCTGCTCCAGCTTGATCTTGTCGCCGCTTTCAAGCAGCAGGTTGTCTTCGTTATCGATGTCAGTGAGCAACCGGACGGATCCGGTGGTGATGAACTCAGCTGTCATTTCGAGGATGTTGCCGGGTGCGACCTGAATCGCGCAGGCCGTGAGCACACCGATCACGCGGTAGAAGATCGAGTCACCTGAGGTGGAGCTACCGGCTGGGTTGTAGTTGGCCTGTTTCAGGTACAGATCAGCCACGAACTCACTGCCTACGTCCACGCGGAGCAGCAGCTGCAGCAGGTAGTGCGGTGTTTCGTAGGTGCCATCACCGCAGTTGTCCTTGTAATCCCACTGGCAGCTGATGCGGCCTGAACCGCTCATGATGCTCGAATACTGCTGGCGGAAGTCATCCGACAGCGTGGTGATGTCGATCGTCTCGCGGGTGGTGTTCAGCTCGTAGCTGGTGATCTCACCCAGCGTGCGCTGAGCGGTGTTGTCCACATAGCCGCGCACCGGGATGTTGCGGGCGATCGAGGACAGCTGGATCGCATTGGCCTGCCCACCAGCCAAGGCGTAGGCCAAGGTCCGGTAGAGGCGGACGCCGCCCACCTCATCGACGTTCACGAACCATGTGCCGCTGTTCTGGCGGGTGTTGTTGCTCCAGCCTGATGCGGCCACGAAGTCGAGCGTGGTGCCGTCAGTGGTGAAGAGCAGCAGCTGGTCGCCGGTGATCAGCGTGGACTGGTCGAAGTCGAAGCTGAACCGATCGAGATCGGTGTTGATGTCGCTCGGATTGATGATCGAATACAGCGTGCCCTTCGACTCATCGAAGCGGCGCCTCAGCGCGATCCTGCCGAAATTGCCGAGGTAGACCGCCATCAGATCGTCACCGTTGTGAGCGGCCCATCGACTTGGAAGGAGATCTGTGCAGAGACCACCTCGCCAACGGATGCAGCGATGCTGGCGCTGGTGATGAAAGCCTGGAAGGCAATCTCGTTCAGGATGTCGCCATCGACAAAGCGCAGCCGCATCGCAACATCTGCGTTGTCGGCAATGCCATCTGCATCGGTGTTGATGATCTCGCGCAGGATCCGCGAAGCATCGTTACGGCTGGCCGACTTGTAATACAGCAGTGTTGCGCTGCCGGAGTAGGCCAGCACACCCGGCTTAAACCGGCGGTGTGAGTCGCCCAGTGTGGTGATGTCCAGCATCTCCAGCTGGGTCTCAAGCGACCAGTTGGCGACCTTCACCATCACATCGCCTTTGAAGACGAGGCGGCCATCCCTGCCGGTGTAAGCCTTTGCCATGGGTCAGCCTCCTGTGGCCATCTTAGAGAACAGCAACCAGCTTCACCTGCACGCTGCTGCGGCCAGGCTTCACGCTTTGCAGTGCTGGCGGCTCTGCATAACGCCACAGGTTGCCCCACGCGAATGCTCCAAGCGTGCGACGCTCGCCCTGCCAGCCAGTGCGGGCGCCTTCTTCTGTGTCCTCAAGCTCGAACGTTTTGTAAGTGCCGCGCATCTCGATGTAGTGCTGCACGAAATTCTCGGCCCTTGCGTCCGGGATGTTGTCGTAAGTGAGGCTCAGCGTCATGCCGGTGCGACGGCTGCCGTAGAGCAGGCGAACCTCAGAGCCGTTCTGCGACTTGAACGTCTTCACCGGATAGTCGCCGGCATCGAACGCCCTGCTGGATGGCACGAGGTTGGGAAAGTCCACGATCAGCCCTCCACGACAAAGGCAGTGCCAGACAGGACATCCTGCGCCATAAGGGAACTGTAGCCAGAGTCAGTCGGGAACTCGGTGGCGCTGATCTGCACCATGCCATCTTGATCAAGCGTCAGCTGCTCGATCATGTAGACATTGCTGGAGGTGCTGGCGTTCACCACGCTGAACACAGCGCCATAGAGCCGCTCCTGCGTGGTGCGGCCGTTGACCACCACCAGCGAGCCCTCGTCCACGTCCGGTGCGCCGGGCTTGTAGTAGATGACTGAGTAGGTGCCATCATCCAGCGGATTGGCTGCTGTGATCGCGCCTTCTTCATCCACGATGCCGTTGTTGGCGCCGGAGTAGGGGCTGGCCTCTGTCACCACGCGGATGAACGAACCGGGCGCCAGCTGCAGGCCGTAGGGGCTGGTCTTGAACCGCACCGTGTGCGTCACGCGGCGCCGCAGGCTCATGAAGTATTTAGCGACCAGCGCTGCGTGATTCTTGCTGGTGCAGTATTGCGTCAGGTCGAAGGTTTCGATGCGGTCGTCTGCCGCTCGCGCTTTGTTCCACCGCACATTCAGCGTCCGCTCTTGCGGCAGCTGGTTCTTGCGTTCTTCGCGGTAGCGCACAACAGCCTGAAAGTCGTTGCGCTCCTCGCTGGAGAGGTACTCGATCTCGAAGCTTTCCTCGATGATGTTGCCGCTGGTGAACAGGCCGCTGATTGGCACTGCCTCCGTGCTGATGTTCCCGCCGCGCGTGGTCGGCAGCGCTGGCACCAGGCTGAACTTACCGTCAGCGATCACGAAGTTGCACAGGAAGAATGGCGCGGTGTCCGCAATGAACTGGCGGATGTTCGTCGGGGCGCTGATGGCACCATCAAAGAACAGGTCGTTGCGGCGCAGGAATTTGGCTGTGTCGGCAAAGTCCTCCGTCTTAATCAGCTCGGGCGAGATCAGCTCACCAGCGCCTGCGGTCTTGTCTGTCAGCAGGTAGTAGACCAGATCACAGAACAGGTTGCTGGGGCCGAACGTACCGGCTTCATCCGGGTGAAAGCGCTGCACGGGCAGGCCATCAGCCAGCCACACACGGATCTGATCGAGCGAGGCGTATGTGCGCGATGCCTTCAGCGCCAGGCCGGCCATCGTGAGGTTTTCGTACTTGGGTGTCCGCTCATTGGCCACCATCTCGTTCACGTAGGTGATCTGATGCTCAGGTGAGCTGGCGTTCGATCGGTTGATCAGGTTGCTGTAGTGGCTCACGTCAGCCAGCTGGCTGGTGGACTCAAAGATGCGAGCGCCGGACTGCGCCGGCGACACGTAGACGTTCTTCAGCGCATCAATGCTGAAGACGGCTGCCACGCGGTCTGCACCGTTGATCAGATCACCGAACAAGTTTTCAGCGCTGATGCTGACGAAATCGCGGGCGGTGTCGCCCACCACCCAGACGCCGGTGGACTCCTCCTGCGAAACAACGACCGTTGGCCACGTCCAGATCTTTTTCACCGTGTCGGGGAACCCGGAGGAAACCTGCCTGACGGTGGCAGTGACCGATACCACCAGCGTGCCCTTGGCGCCTACGGTCTCGCTGATCTTGACCGTGCGCTGGGCACCGATGGATCGGTTGTTGGCATTGCCGAAGACCTCAAAGCTCCACGCCTGGCGGTAGAACCTCTGATCAAACTCGCTCGATTGCGGCAAGTAATCAACGATCGTTGCCGCTGTCGGCGTGTTGAATGACTGGATGACGCCGCCGCTCACCGGGCCGGTTGCCATCTCCTCGTTGAAGATGATCTCTTGCCGCCTGACCAGGCGCCCCACGGAGTTGACCACGAAGGTGCCGTAACGCGAATCGATCACCTGCGTCAGCGTGGCCCGCTCACCCGTGACGGAGCGTGCATCGAGCTGCCAGACATCTGCCTCATCATCGAGGCTCTGGATCACATCAGCGCCGCTGCGTGGCACCATGCGGAACTCATAGCTGGCACGCTGCGGGTGCATCAGCCGGATGAAATTGAACTGATCCACCGGCTGCTCGCCAGTCACGCAGAAGGCAAGCCGCAGCGGCTCCCATTCGTATTCGTTGCCGTCGTTATCCCGGCCAGCTGGGCGCAGCTGCAGCGTGAATACTGACGTGCGACGGAAGTACAGCGTCATCGTGCCGCTGCTGATCGCCACGCGATTTTTGTCGGCGCGGACCAGATCGTTTGGCGAGATCAGGCTGGAGAAGTTGCACAGCCCGTTGGCCTGATTCCACACCTGGCTTTTGATGCCGATCTCGGTTGCATCACACGGCCGAGCATTGCGCACGATGCCGATCTGCGCCTTCACCAGCGGATACCACTCCGGCGGTGCATGGAAGTTGGTGGCGTTATCGCTGAGATAGTTGCGGGTCAGCATGTCCGGCCCGATCAGGCCGATCTGCTTGCGATCTGCACGCGGTGACAGCAACTCGATGCACTCAAGCGTCACCGTCACGTCGCGGCCTTCATCCCAGATGCCGGCAGTGCGATCGACCACCTTCCATAAGGTGTAGCCGATCATGAAGGTCTCACCGAGCTGCAGCTGGCCGTCAGCAGCCGCACGCTGACTGTTCAGCTCGTTGTTAATGTCATCGACCTTTACGGTCTGATACGACTGGTTGTAGTAGAAGTTTTCAGGGATCTGCCTGCCAGAGATCTGGAAGGTGACGCGATCACCTACGGCCACTGTGCGCTTGTCTTTGACGCCGCTCACGGGTTGACCGTTCAGCGCCACCAGCCCCATGCGTCGGCTGTAGCCGCGGCCAACACCACGCTGGCCAAGATCCTGCATGGCACCCGACTGCGTGGGATTAACGCGGTCGTTGTCGGTGCCGGTGATCTTGGCGCGTTCGCTGCCGATCTGTGCGCCAGGGTCGTCTTCAGCGTCAGGAACTGACTGCAGCGGGATGATCCGAAAATTGACCCGGTAGTCGGTGCCGTTGTAGATCGGCGCATAGCAGCCGAACTCAACGTTAGCGCTGGGTGAATACGCCATGCAGAAGCCAGTGTCGTTCTGGCTTTCGCTGGTGGGGCACAGGAACACATCGTCGCGGTCCTGCGGGTCGCCGGTAGCGGCACCACCTCGGGTACCATAACGCAGGGTTTCAGCCAGCAGGCGTGAGCTGCCCTCGCGTGAACGGCTGCGCCAGTAGAACGCGAAGGTGTGGGCGAACGCCGCATCAAGCGGTGAAGTGCCTAGGAAGATGCCCTGCAGATCTGGGCGAACGATGCCATTGGCAGACTCCTGCCGGCCAGCTTCGCCAACAGCCATCAGCAGCTTGACGCCCTGCTGTGTGCCATAGCTGAACGCACGCGACCACACCAGCTTGGGGGCTGCCAACACGCCGCCGGTTGCTCCGGTGTAACGGCCGAAGATGATCGGCACAGGCTCGCCGTAATCCGCCACCTCGGCCTGACTGTCGAAGCCCGAGGTCGCGCCGAATGCCGTAGCACCCCTCCTGTCCGACAGCATCCGCTGGCCACCGCGATCAGCCGATGGCATTCGCGGCTTGGGAGTCAACAGGAAGCTCGCTACCGAGCTGGCAACACCAATGACGAGGCTGATGATGCTGACAGTCAGCGGATCCATCCGCACGTCCGGGATGTGCTCATACCCGGCAGGCCGCACGCGGCTGCGCCATTCAGCCTGCGCAGCAAAAAATCGATACTGCTCCTCGGTGCAGCCGAGCGCCTTGATCAGCTCCCTCTCGAACGGAAGCAGTGGTAAGCGGTGACGGCGGACACCGGGCACCATGCGACCCTTTCCAGCTGGTGGTTGATGTAGAGGATGCCCGTCTGCCATGTCACACCAAAGGCTGTCCGCTGCTGCCGTAGCAGAAGCACGTCACCATCGTAGGCAGGCACTGCAATACGTTTCCCCCATCGCACCAGATCGCGTGCGATGATCCGCGGCGTTGCTTCGTACCACTCAGGTCTGAACCTCGGCGTTGCGATGTCAAGCCGCCGCAGCACTTCATACACCAGATGGATGCAGTCGATTTCACCATCGGTCCCGTCAGCTCCCAGCCGGTATCGCAGGCCGACCAGATCAAGACAGTCGGACATTGCTGCTGATCGGCAATGCTCCCACCAGTGATTGCGTCAGCCGCCGCATCGGCACATCCGCGCCAACCGCATCGAGCACAGTGTTGAGCGCCAGCTGCAGGCTGGCTTCATCCCAGTTGCCCGCCGCAACCTGGCCCACGTACTGGTGCATCACCGTGGCCTGGCTTGCGTCATCAGGGTTTAAGGCCATCACCAGTACCGTTGCCAGCCAGCGGTTGTTTACCGCACTGATCGCCCAGTCGCGGCTGAGCTTGTTGTTGGGCAGCACCAGGCTGGCCTCGGTGTTGTCGCCGGTGCGGTTGATGCTGACGCCGGAAAAGCCAAACGGCAGGAAGTTGTAAGTCTGACCTGCGTGCGTTGCAGTGGCGTTGATGTGGAAGTTCTGGAACCTGAAGACTCGATCACCGCTGCGGCTCTTGAGCGTCAGGTAATTGCCGATCGCTAGTTCCATCAGATGCCAACCTTCCGGCGCGTTGCAGGCGACTGCTGCAGCCGTTTGAGCGTGTTCTGCGTGCCGCGCTGAGCGCCCTCGGTTGCGGCTCGCTGAATGCCTGCGCGGAACTGCTCAGCGGTCACGTACTCGACGTTGTTGATCACGGTGCTTTCGTAGCGCACGTCAATGGCGCCGCCGCCACGTGGTGCGCTCATGCCATCGCCGCCTTCGCCACCATCAGTAGCTACGCCGCCCATTGCGCCTGCTGGCCGGTAGCGGTTCAGCGCATCAGTGCGCAGCTTGACCGGGATACTGCGGCCATCGGGCAGAGGCACATAAGCCTCGGGGCCGCGCTCGCCGTAGATGGCCATTTCGGGCGAACGTGCAATGCCACCGCTTGCGTAGCGCCGCATGGGGACGACGTTGTTGGACATCACGCCGCCGGTGGCAAAGCCCATGATGTTAGGCACTTGATTGCCAGCTGAATCTGTGCCGCCAACGCCACCGTTGGCAAAAAAACCTAAAGCAGCTTTTGCGGCTTGGAAGATGGCGAACTTAATCAGCATCGCGCCGATATCTTTCAACACCGACGCGGCGAACTCCTTGAACGCTGCTTTGCCAGTGGATGCAAACTCAACAATCGCGTTCGTCAGACCGTCGATGCCATTGCTAGCAATGCTTGCAAGGTTGGCGCCGAGGTTAGTGGCGGCGTCGTAAGCCTGCTTGAACGATTCTTTGAACTGTGTGCCAAAGCTCTTGCTTTCCTTCTCTTGCTTTGCAGTCGCATCATCAAGCGCCTTGGCGCGTTCACGCAGCAGGTTGATTTGCTCAGCTAGCGCTGGGTTGGTCTGAGCAAGAATGTCCAGCTGCAACAGGTTGATCTGAGCGTTGAGCTTTTCCAGCTCGGTTAGCTCAGTCTTGCCGCGCGAGACTTCTTTAATCTTGGCGTCGTACTCATCAAGCGATGGAAGCAGGTCTTTCAAGCCCTGCAGGTATTCCTTGTCTGCTAAAGCCACATTGCTGGCTGACAGCGTGTTGATCAGCTCCTCAAAGGGCTTCACATCGATCTGACCGCCAGCTGCGTTCACGTCGCGCACAAGCTGCACCACCTTGCGGGTCAGCTCATCCACCTGGCGGTTGTTGTCGGTAATCGCTGCGTCGCGCTGCAAGAACAGCTGCGTGGTCGGATTGGCGCCGACCCCTTCATAGGCTGCATTCACATCTTCCACGCTGCGGCGTAACTGCTCCTGCAGGTCGAGCGCTTGCTGGCCAAGGTCGTAACGCCGCTGCTCTAGCCGTTCCTGCTCGCTGGCGGCGCGCTTGGCTTCAGCTGCTGCTTTGCGTGCAGCTGCTTCGCGTTCACGATCGGCTGCAGCAGTGTCCAGCGCCATGCCTCGGCCGCCGCTACGCATCCCTGTGCCGGGTGATGGCGCGTCTTTCCATAGCCGCTCAAACTGGTTCACGCTCGCCTGGAAGCGCTTCATGAAGTCATCGCCAAAACGATCAGCTTCCGCCCTAGCGCCAGCAAAATCACCGGAAAAGACCAGCTGCGCACGTTTGGCGAAGCTGCCAATCAAGCGCACAGCCTCATCGACCAGCTTGATCATCGCAAGCAGCACAGTTGCCAAGCTGCGCACGCCGACCTTGATCACATCGAACAAGGCTGTCCAATCTTGCTTGGTGTCGAACAGCTCGCCAAACACCTCAAGGATCGACTGCAACGCAGGCAGCAGCGCATCGGTCAGCTCAAGCCCAAAGCCTTGCGTCTTGATGCCTAGCTCGGTGATCGTGTCGTTGAACAGATCAGAGCGCGCTGCAAAGTCATCGCTCACCTTGTAGGTGAACTGTTCCATGCTGGCCGCGCCTTCGTTCAGCAGCGGAATCAGATCCGCGCCAGCCTTGCCAAAAATGGCCACCGCAGCCGCTGCTTTCTGCGCGCCATCCGGCATGTCAGCAAAGCGATCGGCAATCTGCTTCAGCGCTTTGTCGGATGAAACGACCTGCCCATCGGCGCCTTTTACCTCGACGCCAAGCGCCTGAAACTTACGAGCCAGATCCTCGTTGCCCTCGGCTGCCTTGACCAGATTGATGTTCAGCTTGGTTAGGCCCTTGCCAAGGGTCGCCATGTCCACGTCAGCCAGCTTGGCTGCGTTGCCGATACCAATCAGCGCGCTGGCCGCAACGCCAGTCTTGGCTTGCAGGTTAAACAGTTCATCGCCAGCGTCGATCGACTTCTTCACGATGGCGGACAGGCCGCCCACGATCGCGCTGCCTGCAATTGCTGCGCCAAAGCCGGCAACAGCGCCTTTCAGGTTGCTGAATCCAGATGCAGCGTTCTTGACCTGCCCTTGCAGGCCCTGCATGGAGTTACCCAGCCGGCGAATGTTGTTCTCGCCCTGAACGTCCGCCTTGATCCGCAGCAGCGCGTCGAGGTTCATGTCAGCTGCTCCGGCTGTTGATCGTGACCAGTGCCGCTGCTTCCATGACCTGCAGATCCTCCAGTAGCGAACGCGGGTCTTCCACTTCGTACAGTCTAAGGAGCCACGCCACAGCCCCGTAATCGAGGCCCAGCAGCCCGTTCATCGTTGTTCGCCACTGCGTCTGACATCGCAGGAACATCTCGACCACCGACCAGTTCTCCTCCCACACCTCAAAGTGCTCGGCCGGCTGCTCTGGTAGCGCCAAGCCGAAGGCCGCCGCATCGGACTGCGTGTCATCAATGACGCCGCCGCCGGCCCAATACTCAGCGGCCTCGATCAGTTTTTTCTCTTGGCTCCCTTCAAGCTGTCCATGTAAGCCTTGAGCACCGCAACCGCGAGGAAGGGCACCTCAAGCAGCTGCTCTAATGCCTTCTGGCTGAAGGGGATCTCTTTGCCTGCGTCATCGTTGACGCCGGACCATCCGACCAGCACCTCGCCAGCGATCTCGGTAATGCGATCAAGATCGCCCAGATCCTCTAGGCGCTGCAGCTCAGCCACCATCGGGCCGACCTTGCTCTGCGGTAGGCGTTTGAACTCACCGTCGAATGTTTGCCGTTCGTGGCGGCCGCCATCGACGGGAACGTCAAAGGCGACCGGCCAGGTGTAGGTGTCGGACTGCTTGAGAACAAACGCCATGCAGGGCTCCTATCAGGTGAAAGCGAGGCTCAGTTCATCATTGCCCGCGCTGGACGGAATCGCCAGGTAAGGCAGGTTCAGCATTTGGATCCCGTCCTGGTCAGAGTAGGTCGGGCTGCCGATGTCGGACTGAGCGGTCGTGAACGTCACGATGTTGCCAGCGGTAGCGCCGTGCTGGAAGGTGATGCTGCCAGTCGTTGAACCGTTGGCGATCGTGAAGAAGTCCTTAGTGGCAATGGTGGGTGCCTCGATCACGGCTGTGCCGCTGGGTGCGCGGTTGGTGATCAGCACCTCTTTGTTGCAGCCCACCAGCTCGCGGTAGATCACCTCATTGGCAACCTCAAAGCTCAGGCTCTGCAGGCAGCCGCTGTAGCTGAAGATCGAAAAGTTCGACGTGTTGCCGTTCTTGAAGATCAGCGGTGCAGCTTGGTTGGCATAGGTCGGGGTGGGCAGCGCCGTGTCGGTCGGGGCGTTGTAGATGCCCGTCATGGTGAAGCTAATCACCGGGATCTGGCCCACCTCAGCGTTGACGCTGAAGCTGCCGCGGCAGCCGGTCAGCTTGTGGCGGATGCCGTCGTTGTGGAAGTAGATCGTGCAGCTGCTGAAGCTGGCGCTCACCGGCGCATAGGTCACGCTGGTAGTGGCAACCACAGTTTCAGAGAGGCCGCAAGCCTTCAGCACAGGGCCGTAGGCGGGAGCAGTGCCGGCAGTACCGGAACCGGCCAGCTCAACCTCAAATGTCAGCTCGACGCGCGTGTTGGCCAGCAGCTGATCGCTGTTGCCCAGATAGGGGCGGATCAGGTCGCGGCTGACAACATCAGCCTGCAACGGGGTGACTTCTAGGTTGCGCACCAAGATCGCATCAGACGATCCGGTAGGCGTCGGGTCGGTCCCGTAGGTGCTTTCAGTTTTCGCCAGGATCAGGCGTTTGCGACTCAGGAGCGGCATTGCTCTCTACCTCGTCAGGTTGGGAGGGTTGGGCCGGCTCTGTCCGCTCGATGAGCTTTCGCTTGCCGGTTTTGGGGTTCAGCAGGTAAGTGCCGCCTTGCCCCCAGTGTTCATCCACCATCGTAGCCATCACGCTGTTGCGAGGTTAGCGTTAGCGGTGCGATAGCGGATTAGGTAATCGCAGCTGATCACGCCAGCTGGCTGGTCCGCTTCGACCAGTTCAAAGTTCACACTTTGCGGCCTGATGTCCATCGCAACACCGCCAAGCGTCAGATCTGCCATCAGCTTGCTGTGCAGGCTTTCAACGATTGGATCGGCTAGCTGATCGGGAATGGTGCCGCGCACGATCACGCTCACCCGTACCGTCAGGCTCCAGTCCAGCATTGGCAGGCTGGTGTTCTGCTCGGCCGTGTCGTTCACCGGCTCGATCACAATCGCCGGGCTCTCCGCCCGTGCCATTGGCTCCACCCTGCTGCGGTAGATCCGGGTGCTGACGCCGGTGGTGTTGGTCAGTGCTGTGCGCACTGCGGCCAGGATCGTCTCGCGGCGTGTGGTCATGTCTTCTGCAGTCCGATTTCAACGAACGCGCCGTCATCGATCAGCCGCGTCTCACGCACTGTGTAGGCCACCGTGGCCACCGTGATGCTGTCGCCGTACTTGAGCCCGCCAAAATCAGCCGCACGGGCCGTCAGCGTGTAGTCGGTGCTCAGCACCATCTCACCTGCAACCACCTGCGTGGGCATGTCCAAAATGCCCAATGCCGAAACGGCGCCAGCCGTACAGCTGACGCCGAAGTCGTCGAGGAACAGGTTTAGATCCTCGGTGATCGCCATCAGCCGTACTTCTTGAGGCCGTAGCCGAAGCAGGTGACAGCGCTGGAAGCGGTGCCGGTCTCAGCGGTGCAGCTCAGGCGCACGTAGCGCTTCAGCTCATCGCGGTTGAGGGTCTTCACCTGCTTAGCGGCAGTGTTGCCGATAGCGGTGAAGCCGCCGCCGGTCACGGCGGTGAAAGTGCTGTTGTCGTCGGACTCCTCCAAACGGAAGGTCAGATCAGCGCCAGCGCCGGCAGCAGTGCCGGACAGGATTACTTGGATGTCGCCGTCGTATTCCAGAAGGTCTACGCCGGTCTGATCACCAGTGCCGGTGATGGTGGTGGTGGCAAGCAGCGTGAAGTGCTGCAGCTTTTCAAGCGTCTGCTGGAAGATCGCCATCGGTGGTCACCTTTGTGCGGGGTTTGCGTTTTGCCGGCGCAGGCGCAGGCTCTTCAGTCACCACAGGGGCATCAGCCACCTGCTCAGCTTTGCCGTTGCCCAGCAGCAGCCGGGCATCAGCATCGCTCACCTCAAAGACATCACCAACGCGCGCTGGCACGCCTGCGATGCTTGTCTGACTCAGGATCTTGACCTTCATAGATTCAAGGGGCGGCCGTTAGACCGCCCCGCCTCCATCAGATCAGAGGGTGTTGTTGCCGCGGCAGAATCCCTCGGGATGACGGACGGCGAAGTCCACATCCTGCAGAGCAACCACACGCACGGTGCCGCTGGTGCTGTGGGTGTAGGGATCCACGGTGAGATCCAGACCAGACCACATGCCCATGATCAGCTGGCTCCACACGGCGAAGAAGATGTCACCGCTGGCCACCTGATTGCTCACCACAGCGTTGTAGCCGTTGACGGTGCCGCCAGGCTCGAACACATAGGCGCCGGTATCGGTGCCCTTGTCCTTGGTCTTCAGAGCGCCGCGCATGGTGGCGTTCATCAGGTAAGCCATGGCGCCGATGTCGGCGTTGTCGGCAGCAATCTTGCTCTCCATGCTCACCACCTCGGCGTAGGTGGGAGTAGCAGCACCGAAGTCCTCGGTGTTGATGCCGGTGGTCAGCTTGATGCCGAGGGGCTGGTTGGAGTTGCCCAGACCGTAGAGACCAACACGGTCGATCTCAAGTGCCAGCACGGTGGCGAGATCCTGGCGGATCATCTGCTCAACGTCGATGCTGGACTGCAGCATCAGGCGACGGCTGTAGTCGGTGAAGGCACCCACGGTCTTGGGCGACATGTTCACCTGATCCACGGTCTGGTTGCTCTCGGTAGGAGCACCGGACTCAGCCACCCAGTAAGCAGTGGCAGCGCCGGTCTGGCGGGGGATCGCCACGTTGCCGCTCAGGCCAGTGAGGCTGGTCACGCCGAGGCCGGCGAGAGCAGAGCGGTTGCGCAGCAGCTCGATGAACGAACCGGGGCGGAAGTCAGTACCGACCAGATCGCCAGCAGCCGAAGCAGTGCCAACGGTCAGATCACGGCGCAGCACCTCGTTGGGCACCATGATGCCCTGTGCGGTCTTGCCAGCCTTGGCAGCAGCAGCCTCAGAACACTCACGCTCGAAAGCAGCGGCTTCCCACAGCTTGCGATCCTGAGGGTTGGCCAGTGCGTTGATGGCGCGTTGGAAGGAGAAGCTGCGCACCTCCTTCTCGGTCATGCCGATGTCGGTGGCTTTCTCAGCCACAGGCTCGACCTTGGCGCCGATCTTCTCGAGAACAGCAGCGCGGGCCTCATCGAGGCTGCGGCCACCCTCGATCAGCTGACGGCCGAGATCAGCCATACCGTGCTTTTCAGTCAGAGCAGTGATGCCGGAGATGCGGGCGCGCTCAGCTTTGGCAGCCTCAGCAGCCGCTTCAGCCCGCACCGCCGAGATGTCGGGGGTGTTTTCCATCGGAACCTCAGGTTCTGTTTCGGGGGTTGGTGATGCGGCTGGGGCCGCAGGATCAGTCTCTAGAGACCGACCCACACCCACAGTGGGGTCTGCAGGTATGCTAACCACGCTGATCTCATAGGGAGCCCAGCTGGTAGCGACGAAATCACCGCTGCCGCGTTGCTCCATATCGTTGATCGCGTAGCCAAAGCTCACATTACGCAGGACGCCATCGCGTACATCTGCAAGCACTTCTTGCGCGAACGCATTACGGCTGAACTTCACCGTGGCATAGCCACGCTTTTTCTCGCCGTCGATCCAAGCGCGCTCAACAACGCCGATCACCCTGTCGGGGTCGTGGTTGAACAGCAGCGGCGCCGAATCGTTCAGACGCGACAGATCAGCGCTGCGCTCATCATGAGACAGCACTTCATTGCCGAAGTAGCGAGCGACCGGGAACTCGCTGGAGAATGGGAACTCAATCGAACGCTCGTCTTCGCTGACCGTGAAGTCAGCAACCTCGGAGCGTTTCAACAGTTGCCCTTCTAGGTCACGCGATAGATCCATCGGTGTTGTCCGGGTTGTCTGTCACATTATCGGTCGGCTCAGCCGGGGTACTCACCGGCGCCGGATCTGAGCCAGGGTCAGTGTCGAACTTCAGGTCGAGCGCCTCGGCATCATCCAGCTCCTGGCGGCGTGCGCGCATCAGCTCCTCGATGTCGCCGCCCTGTTCAGCCACCACCTCGCTCAGTGTCTTGAAGCCGTTGCGCACAGCCATGGCGTAGGCATCAACCTCCTTGGCCGGATCCACCCACGCCCAGCCGCGCGGCATCCACCGCACAGCCTTGTAGCGCTCAGCTTGGATCTCATAGTTGGCCAGCGGCAGCGCACCGCTCAGCACCGCCATGTCGAGCCACACGTCGAACACCCGCTGGTGCAGGTTCTCGACCAGCCAGTTCTGCAGGATGCGCCAGTGGTCGCGGTCCTCAAGCAGGCTCAGCCTGCTGCTGCTGTAGTTGGTCTGGCTGAAGTCGCGGCTCACGGTTTCGTAGCTGCAGCCGATGCCGGCCGCCATCGCGCGCAGCATCGCGCGCAGGAACGGTTCAAACTGCCCATCAGGTGCATCAAGCTGCGGCACTGTCACGCTTTCGCCTGGCGCCAGGTACTTGAACACACCAGGCTCAAACGATGACACCCGCTCGCCTTCCATCACCTCATCGCCCATCAGCTCACCCTCAGGTGACGTGATGAAGCCCATCAGTGCGCTGCTCGCACGCGCGCGCACGATTTCGGCCTGCTCGTAGCCGGACAGATGGTGCAGTCGCTGTATCGCGCTGGCGAACCATGTGATGCCGCGCGTCATGCCGGGCCGTTCCATCCGGTAGAGGTGGATCACCTCATCGGCAGGCACACGCTTGTGGCGCTGCGTTGAGATCTGCTGATTACTGAACTGGTAGTCGCCGGGGTGATACGCCAGGAAGTGGTAAGCCACCGGCCGGCCCCAGGTGTCCACCTCAACGCCCATCCGGATCTCATTGCCCTGCTGGCTCCGGCCGTTCAGCCCGTCATCGAGCAGGTCCGCTTCCAGCACTTCCAGCGCAAGCGGCACCTGCGAACCACCGAACGGTTGTTTCACCAGCCGGATGAACACCTCGCCCGACTCAGCGCACGCGCGCACCGCCAGTCGCTCGATGTCGTGGAACGTCAGCTTGCCGCCCGTGTGGCAATGATTCGCCTTAGTCCACCGCTTCCATGCCTGCTCGATCTGATCGTTGACGCCAGCATCCAGCCGGCCGCCACGCAGCATCCGCACCTGCGCCTGAAACGGGATGCCCTGCCCAACGACATTGCCCTCGATCGCACGCAACGCCTGCCGCGCATAGTCGTTATCGCGGCACAGCTGCCGCGCACGATCGCGCAGCTTTTGCGCTGATCCGTACACCTCACTGTCGGCGCTGGTGTTGCCCGTCACCCAGTCGGCCGTCAGCCGGCTGAACTTCGCGCCCTCATACATCCGGCGCCGCACAGGCTTGGCCACCTCCGGGGTGCCGCGCTGCAGCCAGCCCATGATTGCGCTGCGGACGCCCATCAGAACCTCACGAACAGGTTGTGCGGGCTACCCAGCCCATTAGCCACCATTGTGGCCGCTTGCTCGCGCTTAACTTCAACCTTCAGCTTGCTTTCTAGCTGAATCAGATCCGCCATCTCCATCTTCTTCAGTCGCCGGCTGCCGATCGTGTACTCGGCCACAGCGCCGCCCGACACGATCGCGCGCATTGCGGCCTGCACCGCATCGAGATCTTTCTGCGCCTGCGAGCGGCCATCAAACGCACTGGGCTGGCCCGCATAATCCAAGCCCGGCAGCACCGTTAGCGGGCCGGCGCCAATGGTGGTGACCGCACCGCCAACAGTCGCAGTGGCCACCGCCTGCCAGTACCACTGATCTGCCACGAACCCGTCAGTGGTGGTCTTGGCGATCGTGAACGTCCAGCCACTGCCGGCCGGCGTGCCCACAACCGTCACGCCGGCCACCGTCGCACCTTGGTGGTTGTGGTTAGTGCGCAGGTAGTAGGTCAGCCCGTGATTGCTGCCATCAATCACATTGCCCAAGTTGTCGCGCGCAGCCTCATCTCGCCACGTCACCGTGTCGCCGGCTCTGATCTGGGCGGGAATGTTCACGGCCTCACCAGTTGCTGATAAACGCCGAGCGCTGCGGTGCTCTCTCCGATCTTAGGCGCGGCTTACGCGCTGATGCACCACCGTTCTCAAGCCTTGCTTCCAGCTGATCCCAGATTGTTCTGCGGTCATACCGCGAATAGAGCCGATTTAATCCGGCATACGCATACACCAGACAATCCAGCGCCTCGTTACGTGCGCTTGGTTTCTTCACCCATTCCCTCACCGGGAATCCCTTCACGTACCGCAGCGCCTGCTTTTCTGCCGTCAGCTGCTCGAAATACTCCCCGCCCGTCTGCGCATGAAAGTGCAGATAGCCCTCACCGGGCTCGTTGTGCTTCAGCCGCCCGAACAGCGTGGTCTTGATCGTGTCGCCACCAACGGGCCACACCTGCGCGCCGCGCTTCAGTGTCTGCCCCTTGGCATTGATGTCCACCTTGCCCGGCTTGCCGATTGGTGGCTTGCCCCGCTGGCTCTGACCCTTGATCGCAATCACACCCACGCCAGCGCGCTCCCTGGCGTACTGGTACACCTCCGCCGTTGCATGACCGCCAGAGTCCACGCACGTCACATCAGCCCGCAGCTTGCCGCCACCCGCGTGCTCCCATTCATGCAGCACCAGCACATCCAGCTGCTTCCACACCTCCGCCTGGCACGGGTCGCCCGCTATCTCTTGGTGGTCGATCAGCCAGCCCTCCTCGCCGCGGCCCCAGCCCCACACGCTCACCGCCAAGCGATCACCAGCAGAGCCGCCACCACCCTGCACGTCAACGCCGATCGTGACCGCCAGCACGCCCTCTGGCAGCCGGCCGCTCGCATACGCCTCGCACCGCTCCAGCAGCGCATCGGCGCTCACCTTGCTGGCGAAGTCCTCCTCCCATGTCTCCGCCAGCCGCGTGTTGACGAACGACTTCAGCATCGGCGCATCAGCCTTTGCCCTCAAGAAGTCATCCACCATGTCCGCCCAGCTCAGCCAGCCCAGCGGCGAATACAGCCCGCTCAGCTGGAACCCAGCCGTCTTGCCATCACTCGGCGCCGTCGCGCGCCACTCACCCTGCCGCAGCAGCGCCGGCTTGTGGATCTCAGCGAACCGCTCATGGCACGCCTCACACTCGTAAACAGCCGTGCTCGGGTCGTTCTTCTCCCACTTCAACTGCGGCCACTTCAACCACTGCATCGCACCACAGCTCGGGCACGGCACATAGAACCGCCGCTGATCGCTGCGCTCGAACTCCGCCTCAATCCGGCTGAAGTCCTTCACGGTTGGTGTGCTGGTCAGCAGGATCTTCCGCCGCGCGAACGTCGTTGCACGCTTCTCCGCCAAGCTCACCGGATCACCTTCGCCGTCCACATCAGCCGGGAAGGCGTCGATCTCATCCATGAAGATGTAACGGCACGGTGTTGAGCGCAGGCCCGTTGCGCTGTTCGCACCCGTCAGCAGCATCATTCCGCCAGGGAACTCCTTGGCGAACATCGTGTTACCTGAATCCCGGCTCCTGCTCGGCGCAATCTTCTCTGTCAGCACTGGCGTCTCGCTGATCAGCGACTCCAGCCGCTGCTTGCTCAGCCTCTTCGCCATCTCCACGGTCGGCTGCACCAGCAGCATCGGTCCCGGTGCGTGCGCGATCACATAGCCAAGCCAGTTGCTGCCGCTCTCGGTCTTCCCCGTCTGCGCCGCAAACATCATCACCACCCGCTGCACGTTGCTGGTGGTGCTCAGGCAATCCATCGGCTCACGCAGGTACGGCGTCCGATTCGTGCGCCACGGTCCAGGCTCCGCCGATGCTTTGCTGCTCAGCCGGCGGTGCTTGTCAGCCCACGCGCTCACCGTTAGCGGTGGCTCCGGCCGCAGCCCATCCATGAACGCATCGCGCCACACGCTCATCGGTCTGCCTCCACCAGCGCCAGCAGCGCATCACGATGCTCATCGCTCAGCAGCTGGTGGATCACCGCAGGGTCGGTCTCACCCGCCAGCTGGTGCGACAGCCGATCGGCCAGGTTGCTCAGCGCCTCTCTCACGCTGCGTCCAATCTGAAACGCCTGCTTCTTCACCTCCTCCGCCGGCACCAGCTCCTTGCGCTGCTGCGCCACCTGCAGCTTCGCCAGCTCCGCTTGATAGTGCTCCCTTCTCGCCCGGCTTTCGTTCAGCTCAGGGATCGCATCATCCGGCAGCGCATCGATCGCCTTGCGCAGTTCACGCGGGCTGGCCGGTAGCTCTACCTCGACAGCATCCGGCACGCTCACCTTCGCGTTATGCGTCGCCTTCGTGTTCTTGCGCCACAGCTCCAACGCCAGATCACGATCCAGCCATCGCTTGCCGTCCTTCTCGACAACGGCCGCGCCAATCCTTGATCTGATCGCTGCAGTAACCGCCGCTTTTGAGCATCCCTTCAAAGCGGCAAACTCGGAAAACGTGACGAGCACTAAGGTTTTCGGCTCTAGCGTTGAGTTAACTCAGCCTAGTTAACCGCTTAACTCGTGGGGACACTATGCCCTTTTGTCTCACGCTGAGTCTCGTTAGACACCGTTGAGACCTGACGCTAGAAAAAGCGCGGGGTTTGCGATCACC